CTCCATGAAGGAATCTTTGCAAATCGCTCATCACTTGCCTTCTTCTCCCTGTTGTCTTCTATCCAGTCTGTCTTACCACACTCTGGGCATTTGCGTTCTACTACCTCAGATACTTCACCAAATACTTCTTCAACAATATCAGTATCATCTGTATTGTTATCTAACACCTTTAACATGTCCTCTGCTCTAGTCATAAAGACATCCATGTTTTCTTTGGTCCAGGATTTAATATCCTTGTCTGCCAAACCATTATTGACTAACTCATTGTAAGCATTGCCTTTAATAGTTTGTCGCAGTGATTCATCTGGGATCATTGCTTCAAGTAATTGATTTAGTTGCTTCCCTACATCTCCAGTTGTGTTTGTAGGTTCAGCTACCATCTCATCAACTACTTTGTCCATAGCTTTTTGCTCCTGCTTTGTAGGTTTCTTAACTGGTTTCTTTTCTACCTGGACCTTAGACATTTCATTAGTTTTGTTAGCATAATGTTCTTCTTCTGTAGTTTCGCCTGTCCATAAATGTAACCCTATACCATGTCGCATAGCTCCTCGCTTCAAAGCATCACTCATACAAAGTTTAAGCAACTCTCCCTCTGTGTTGTTGTTTTTAACATCATTAGTATCTACATCTCCTACCTCATCATGTGACACACCAAACAAAGTAAATGTAGTTATTACTCCTCTTACTTCTCCTTTGTAATTTCTTATTACTTCTTTACAAGTATGTGACCATTGACCAAAAGCGTGTTCGTTCAAACGCTTGGTAACTAAATGATGTGGCACATAACTACCAAATTTTCCTTTTGGTGCAGGTTTAACATCATCTTTGCTAAATGGTTTCGTAAGTTTTTTTATTGTATCTTTATCCATTATTTCTCCTCTTTTATATGACAATAATGTACAGTAAATGTACCTTCATTTGTGCAATTACACATTATTTCTCCTCTTGTTTAATTTTATCTTTTAATTTTTGTTCCTGTAAATCCAAAAATTTTTCTTCTTCTGCGTTCATTTCTTCCACTGCTTGTACAATAGCTTGTTGTATTGCCTGGTTTCTTTGTTTAGCAGTAAATTTTTTCTTTGGTTGCTTACCTTTTACCACTTCGTATATACGCTGTCTAGTTAAGTTAAGTAATTTACCTAGTCGTATTGCACTAAATCCATTATTAAAAGCATGAACTATTACTTCATCTCTTTGATTTAATAATTTATCTAATGTATTTTTCTTATTGTTTATTTGTATTGTAAGTGTTGCTAATGATTCCTCGATCTGCTCCTGCGGTATTGTATCTACCTCCATAGGAATACCATTAACAAAAGTTTCACCATCAATTATTTGAAATGTCATATTGTTTTCTCCATTTTCTCTCTTGGTATAATCTGTATATAAAATTTACTTTGTCTGCTAACCAGTTAGCCATTGTCCATGCACCTATTATATAAATAGGCAACGACAATAAAAGAAGCATCAATAACTTATCCATTACTTACCTCCTTGTTTTTTATTATTGATTTTATATATTTTTCTTGTGTTTGTTTAGGCAACTTAGTCATGGATATAAACATCATTGAATCGCATAGCGGTCCTTCATGTTCTAGTATCTCTTGCATACTATCTTTACCATAAATAATATCTAAACTCTCTACTGGTTGTAATGTGTCTTTGTTTACCACTACATAATCAGTGTCAAATAATTCCATTATTCCTCCTCCCAATATGGTTCTGCTATAAAACTAATTTGATTAGCTTCTAAGTTATCCATATACTTTAGTCCTAAACCACCTTTGTAATTCATGTTGAAACCAAAACTAATAGCTTGTTCTTCGCTATCAGCTTCAATAATATCTTCACTTACATATCTTTTTTGATAACCTAATACTTTGTATTTCATTATTCTTCCTCCTCCTCAGCTTCAAATACATCTATATTAAATTGTTTTGGTATGACTTTTACTTGTTCTTCAACAATCTTTACTGCTTTATCTACATCATCAGCTAAAACTGTCATATCCCCTGCAATATAAACTTTATACTTATACATTATTCCTCCTCTACTTCTTCTCTTGTATCTTCTGTATTAAATTTGATAGTTATATATTTGTTTGTGTCTGCTACAAACTCCCAGTCTGTATGTCCAAACAAACTTTCACATGTACTATCTAACTCCTCTGTATCACAACTTGCGAATCCTTTGTTGTGTACAACATCATCTAACTGGACTATCTCATCTACTAAATCACTGCCACTAAGACTTTGTATATGGTCTTCAGCATCCTCCAAAGATGGTTCATCTACTTCTATTACTACTCTAAATATTGGCATTATTTATTCCTCCTCTTCCTTGTTAGATTCTTCTAACTGGTCTGCTATCTTCATTGTGTTTTCATTATGGTCTTGGACAAATTCGTCCAAGAGTTCTGCTAACCTACCTGTGTTGAGTTGTGTCAAGACTATAGACTTCTCAACCTTTTGTCCTCCACATGCGTTAGCTAATTTAATTGCCCATGTCTTTATAGACTTTGGATCATCAAATATATTAGGCATTTATTCCTCCTTTATTGCTTCTTATGTTTGTTTAATTAGTAGCAGTGTCTAGTTCAATCAGCTTGACTATAAACATACTACCAAAATCTTTTAGTTCTCTGACCTTGCATTGTGCTTCATGCTTGTCAGTAAACTCCCATGTCATTCTGCCTCCATAGAGACTGACACTTTGTACTTGGTATATCATAGTTCTCCTATGTAATCCTTACCTTAATCCTAATACTCTTCGCTTCTTATGTAAACTATATATAACATTTATTTTAAATTAAAAATAAAGTGCTTGGTCTTGAATTGTTTTAACATAAAGAGATCTCAAGACCTTGCACTCTATCATTTATTTAGATGGTGTTTTCTGCTCCTCTAATAAATGGTTTTCTAACCATACTAGATCAAAGACAAAACTCTTCTTATCGTAGTCGCTTAGTTTGCTATTGCGGACTGCGGTTTTAACAATGCGAATAGCTTGAGATAATTCTAATATTTCTTTATCGTTAGGCATGTAACCCCTCTAATTCTAATTCTTGATCATGTCTATCTAAACAATCAAGACAATAATAAACCCAACCATATTCATTCATTTTAATAGTTGCACTAATATGAATACAATAATTGCTATTATCTTTTGATTTGTTATTACAATATTTGCATATAAAATAATCTTCTTGATTATATGTATCTAATTCCATTTTTTAACCTCCTAATTCTCCAAAGAATTATCGCTAAATTCTTTTAACTTGTTCAATACTTCTTGCTCTGTATAACCTTTGTTGATTGCGTTATCTCCAAAAGCTATTTCATAAACATCTTCAATGAATTGAATGTTGAAGGCTTTGGCTATTAGGTCTTGAACTTCGTCATATAGTCTATTGAATACTTCTTGAGCCTCGGGTAGAAACTCAGTAGTTCCTTCATCATCGACAATGGTCATATATAAATTTGGGTCACCTTGATATTTTGCATCCATGATCATGTCAGCAATGTCACAAGTAACAGCTATCATTTCTGAGTTGTCGATAAAATTATTTACTTTTATTTTTTCGTCCATTTTATTTCTCCTCTTAGTTTGTATTGAGTCCTAAGACTCCACAAGGTCACCACATTGATGACCTTGAAGAGTGTTAGTAATTAACGCCACCTTTTACATTTACTCCATCTATTTCTGCTCTTTTAAGAAATCCACCATAGTCAAATTCTCCTATTGAACAATCAGAATATAGTTCTCTAACCTTTGCTTGGTGCTTCCTTGTAGTCATAGACCAAAACTCATTACATAGAATCACCTTAGTTTCATTTAAGAATGTGCCATTATCTACATCTACCACATAAGCGATCGGAGTATTGTAAGATTTAATTAAATCGTATCTAGTTCCTTCCACTCTTTTAAGTGACCCAGTAGAGTTTAGATTGCGTACTTCTTTGACCTCATTGGATTTTGGCTTAGTGTCCTTTGGTTGTTTGTATATTGTTTTCATTTATACTCCTTTTATGAGGTCTTCTAATTCCTCATTGATAGAATTTCTTACAAAAATAAATTCCTGCTCCATTTTTGTATATTGTTTTTTCCAATATGCATCTACTAATTTTTCTTTTAATTCCTCTAATTCCTTATTTCCTAATAGGTCCTTAGATTCTTTTAATATTTCCATTATTTTATCCATTTGTTTTCTCCTTATGTTTGTTTGAGTCTAAGACTCCTAGAGGATACCTCTGTCGATATCCTCCGAGAGTGTTACGCTCTACCTCTGTCTATAAGTTCTCTGATCTGATCAAGTGATCGCATTGCCTCATTTAAAGATTTATCAAAGTCATTATATAATTCTTCAGTTTGCTTGAAGATGTATAATGAAAAATTGGCTTTGGCATCCGCCTCCAATTGATCGTGTACCTCTTCCCATGAATCCCAAAGTTTATTGTAGTTTTCACTTAGGGCAATTTTATCCAATGATTCCCTTAGCTCATCTACAACCTTTGTACGATTTTCCTTGCTCATTTTTTTTCTCCTTATGTTTGTTTGTAATATCCACATTACTACATCTGGGATTTATATGCAAATTTATTTTTATTTTTTTTTATTCAGAGAAATCACATTTGAATAATTCTTTAATGATCTTAGGCTATAATTTTTTTTCTCAGTTCTCTGATCAGAATATTTAAACAACGCTACCCCCCTTCGCAAAAGTTTAAAATTAGTACATATGCACACAAAATAAATATACTATATATGGTATGACTACATATTGTGGTGCATTAGGATTACACACTATATGTTGTACCACTATATATAGTAGTGTTTTAAAGGGGTAGGGTTTAATGTGACCCCCTGTGTTGTGTTGTGTGTAACCT